CTTGAGATTGCCCCATGCAATCCGTAACTTATCGATGAAGTTCGAAAGACTATCTACCCAGCCAAAGTTGACTCCTGCCATCTTGAGGGCCTCTTGCCATTTACCTTTGGAGAATAACTCGAGAGTGAGCTGTAAGGTTTGAAGTACATCTTCAATCTTGAGAACCTTGGCGAGAATATCAGGTCCGAAGTTCTTCTCAATGGCATCATTGAGCGCTACAATCCAGTGAATCGTTCCATCACCACCATCAGCGCCTGTTTGCATATCTGTTATGTTCTGGATAAAGTCGGACATGAATTGTATCATAGGTGTCATTTTGATTTTTGCCCATGCAGTAATCTTTTCACCTATGGCATCGAGTATACCAGAGTCGTACAAGAACATGAATAAGTCCAGGACCTTGTTGAACACTTTAGTCATTTCGTCGAGAGCACCTAGGAATAACTTAGGTGCGGTTAGATTGAAGACATCCAAGAATGTATTCTTCAACCCAATCATAGTACGAGCCATACGTTCAGTTGCACCTCGGAAATACTTATCAGCATACTTCTCGAAGTTCGTTGCAAAGTCTTCCCAAGTGATCTTACCACTCTTGATGAGCTTATTGAACTCTAGGTGGTCTTTGATGTTGAAACCCATTTGCTTGGAAGTCCACCTTAGAACGTCTTGTAAGTCTAGACCTGCTAGAGCTAACTGACGAACGTCAAGTGCGGTGACCTTACCTTGCTGTCTAACTTGTGCGAGGTTATAGGCCATACGCTTGAGCATTTCGTTATCAGCGCCAATACCAGCAGCCATCATTAGTAAGCCGTTGGTCATCTTCAAAGCTTGATCGGTGGTATAACCAAATGCCATATTCAAACGGAATGTGTTAGCAACTTCGTTTAGCATATAAGGTGAAAGGATTGACATACGTGCTAACTGGTTCATCAATCCTCTTGCCTTGATTTCAGCTTCCCCAAATATTGCAGATACGTCTGCAGTATCGCCCGAGAGCTTCACCATTTCTCGAGCTGTCAGTGCTGCTAGGTTTAGTTGCATCAGTTGGAAGGCTGACGATGCATTGATTGCTGCACTTGCAACACCTACTATTGATTCCGCTATACTTTCAATTGTACGTGCAGCAATAACCCCTAGAGCGGTTTCTCCAATGCGTCGGAGAGACCGCTCTAGCTGGTCAAAGACCGCTGTAGCTTGGTTCTTACCTCGTACAGAGATTACGAGATCATAATCAGGCATAGCACCTTACTTCCTTCGTAACTTCAGCACTTCAGATTCAGCACCCAGTACAGTTAGATGCGTTAGCACAACCATTGCACTTTCTTTTCGGAGAACCGATGGTACGCAGTGATAAACATCACGACATAGCAATACTTCAAGCATTTGCTTCGGCATCTTCATCCCTTGACCGTGTGTCCACAAGTGTCCTGTGACTATTTGGTCTAGTGGAAGAGTTTTACCGGTTATCGGCTCTCTGAGGTAGGGTTTGTCTCGGCTGAAAGCGCCGCATTGATGGCTTCTATAAACTTCGGAAGATCTTTTACCTTCAGCTTACGTATGTCACCCTTGGTGATTCCTTTACCAAGAGCCTCATAGCGTGTCTTGAAGGGAAGAGTTTCATCCGACAAGTCAAAGATGTCACCCATTTCGTACGCATCCAAATCAAGTTCAAAACCCAACTGCTCGAGCGTCACGCCTTCTTCTGCCATTTCATTCCTCCTACTGTAACCCATCACGGATTACAGTGTCGACTTGACGATCTCCTTGGTCTTGATTGTAAACTCGCAGGGGATCGCATCAGCACTATCCGCAGCACCTTGTGGATAGACTGGTTTCGTGGGCACGCCATTGCACTTGTACGAGAACGTTCCACCTACGCCACCTTTTGGTGACCACCGGAAGTACAAGATGTTACCAGCTTCGTATGCCACACGTATGATTTCGGCAATTTCAGCAAGTTCTGTATAGACTGCTGAACCCGTTACTTCCAAACTAGAACGCTTACCTTTCGTGAGAATGGGAATATCTCCTGTTGCAGTGAAGAATTCCGCCATCGCACGTTCGCCACCATCAACCTTGACTGCATTCGTCATTCCCGAAATATCAGTCCATGCAGAATCGTTGATACTGATTTCGATAAGACAGTTCGCCCAACTAATCGATCCAGCTGTTTGAGCCATTGATCACCATCCTTTACGCATGTACCGACTTGGCAATTGAGGCCACTGAGATTGTGGCTTCAATCTGGACGGCGTCAGCGCTATCAGACGCACCTTGAGGATACACAGGTTTCGTGAGATACCCTGCACTTGTTGAAAAGACGAACACACCAGTGCCGTGCGTCTTCGCTGTCCATCGGAAATACATTGCCGTTCCGGCTTCATATACACCAATCATCCGATCGAACAACTCGCCAGTGACTTCAGAATATACACCCGCAAACGTCACTTCCAACTTACTGCGCTTGCCCCTAGTGAGAATCGGTGTATCTCCGTTAGCGGTAAAGAATTCCGAGATGGCTCTTTCGCCACCATCTGCTTTCACCGCATTCGAAGAACCTGACACATCGTAATAGGTGACACCATCAGTACTCACCTCCATTACGGAGTCGATCCAACTAAGAGCTCCAGTTGTTTGAGCCACTGCTCACCTCCTCAGTACCAGTACTAATTTCCACAACGCCCATCGGGAGCAAGATAGCAGCTTGCTCGTCGGAGAGCGTTAAGGTCTCTCCAGGTTGAACCATTGGTTCGTCACCAGGTAGAGTGATGGGCTGTAACGCTTTGTAGAGCTTTTGCCCTTCAACCATCTTACGCTGTTTTGGACTCACCTTTCACCTCCACGGTCAAATATATACGTTCCCACCAATATGGCTTACCTTGCATGATAACCATATTGGCCTCAGAGGGACGGGTGTAATCTAACGAATCCCATGAAGTACCGTTTTTAGCATGTTGCGACACAACATCAGTAATTTCGGCTTCAATGGTATCCAGTAGATCCTGCGCCTTCTCTTCAGTCCATCCTGATTCGGCTTCCGCCTGTAACACGTACACTTCGATCACTATGATGAATTTAGCGCTAGTACCTCGTACGGTTAGACGCGGTCGATCGGAACTCGCACGGGCTATAGCAATCACTGGTGAACCTTCAATGACACTTGGAGAATATCGTAACACCGCATTCTTATGTGCAATATGTGACGATAGCAACGTAGCCAGTGCAGTTCGAACTTCAGAACCTGAAACAGTAGACGTCATCCGATTTCCTCCGTAGGATACATCTTATACATTGTGGATTTATCCCAATGACGCATCATCATCTTCATACCCATATCAGCATACGGATCACCGTAACGCTCCATCACTATCTTGTAGAAAGCGTGTTCACCACCTCGTGCATGTTCGTACAATCCATAAATAGATGGTAAGCGTAAAGTTTGTTGTCGGGGTAGTGCGTACATCACTCGCGGATCTATAAATACTCGTCCACGATAGTGCCGTGGATCGTAATCCCACATGTGAGCTGCAGCTAGATGACCTGTCTTACCATGATGGGTAACTTCCTTAGCACGTTCAGTAAACTCTTCCAACATAGCTGGAAAGACTTCTTCGAACGTAGCACCCATCTTATGAGGATCGCTGAATTCGCTCAACGCATCTAGTAATCTTTTACGACCATCGATGTAGAATCGAAGCTCGATACCACCACGAGGAAGTCCAGAAGGTGAAGACTTAGGAAGCGTTACGCTAGGCAATGTTCACCGCCAGTTCTACTACAATCTCCAGATAAGTATCGCCATCAGGGGATTTCCAAGGTGCTAATCCTTTGATGTCGTATCGTTTACCACCTACGAACAACTTATCTCCACTACGAACATCCTTGTCGGTTTCCGAATAGCACACGCGCAGCGCCATTGGCGAAGTCGTTGCCGTGCGTTGGATTAGCTCCGGCGATAGAGGATATAGTGGCGTGCAAGGTAACGTAGTGATCACTGTAACAGGTCCACCTTGAACGCCGAAGGCATCAACAGCACCTTCACGTTGGATTTGAGCTATTTCAGTCATCACTTGTAACATCGCTAAGCTTGTCATGCTCCAGTATCCTCTGCATACTCTTGGTAGGCATCAACACGTTTCATTGCAATTCCGAATGCCTTAGAGTCGATACCTAACCGCATACGTGTGTCGTCTGCTTGCTTCGCGAACTGCTTCGATACTGAGGTGTAATCCTGCTTGATAGGTCCTGCTGTGATACTTGCAATCTTAGCCCATTCGTTAGCAAGCGTCTCAAGCAGTAACGCGATCACGAAGTCTTTGTTACTATCGCAAATAACCAACGCTTGTGCTATTTCCTCGTCGCTGAAGTTTCTAGCCTGAGGACGCACACCTAGAGCGTATACAGTATCGCCGATACGGAATCGTATGTCTGCAATATCAGTACCAACAGTATATGTAAAGGTCATTTGTGACTCCGTTTCCGTTTAGTTCTGTGTGAGGCAATAATACCTCGATAATTGCGGGCCTACAGCTTAGCTAGCCTGTAGGTCAATTTATGTTACTCTTCTTCGTCCGCTTTCTTACCACCGCGCCGCTTTTTGGGGGCAGCTTCAAGAGCTGCATCGGCGGCGACGATTTCTTCGGCGTTCAAAACGCGAGCAGGGATGCCCTGTTCGATGTGTTCGGCGATTTCGTCGTCGGTAAGAGTTTCAACACGCTTACCATCCGCGTTGATTGGAACTCCACCTGGGAACTTGGTTAGGTAATAACCACCTGTTACAGTAGTACCCATATTACACTCCTTTACTTGTGGGGAGACGCCACTAGGACGTCTCCCCTAGATCTGAGCAACTATCGCAGTGAGTCGGGAGGAAAAGCAACCACACTGCAATCAGTTGTTAGCTGATGACTGGATTGGCGTAGGTGGCGTTGTCAGTCTTGACGGCGCAACCATTGAGACGATTCCAAACACCAAATCCAAATT